CTCCATGGATTCGAATCCTTGCTGCTTCTGTTAATTGTGACATAATCTTTTATTGCAGGATATTGGCTTGCATCATCAAAAGGTTGTGTGTCAAATCCTTCGTTATCAAATAATATTTCAGGAACATCAGAAGTTACAATAGGTGGAACCAAATCAGCAAATCTAATTAGATGTATTTCTTTTCCAACGCCCTCAACTAACCACGTATCAGTAGCATACTTTGATGGTTCAACTTCACCTCTAAATTCTAGCACCATGCCATTGGAAAGTTCTATTCCGTTAGCACTCTTATACTGTTGCTTACCTATAATTTCTTTTTCAACATCTATATAGGTGTTTGAATCAATGTCTGCGATTACAAATCTTCCTAATCTATTAGGATCGAGCGAACTCTGGTAGAATATAGCATCCGGTGCATTTAAAGGAACTTCAAAAGTAAGTGTTCCTACTTCTACTCCGTTGTTCGTAACTCCATCATTATAGTTTAATGATTGAGAAGTTGCATTGTCATCAACCAGTTCCCAATCCTGTGTTTCTAAATCTATTGTCGAACCGTCGCCTGCAATGACTTCGTTTTTTGCACGCCATAATTTATTATCATAAACAGCAAGATCTCCTACCGCATATGTTTTCAACGGATCATAAATTAAAGATCCAGTATCATAATTTGTTCTAAGAGTAAAACCTTCCTTGGGGCTGTTTACTTCAAAAATATATTTTTGACCTCTATACAGAGTAATTGTTGGATTGCTGCTAACTCCATCTGGTGTTAATACCCATGTTGATAAAGGTCCTTGGTTTACCTTATAGGTGCTAACAACATCCTTTGTTTGTCCATAAACCGGAATAGAAGGAGGTCCTGCTGGAACCCAATAATATTCTCTATAGTTTACAAACTTGTCCCAGTCAATTGGAGGATTCCAACTGTAGTGTTCCTGGTATGTTATCTTGTCGTCTCTTTCGCTGGCGTTACCAAAATAATTTAAAATGTTTCTAAAATCTAAATAGTCATAGAACTTTTCAATTTTTTGATCTTGCTCAACCGTTACTCCCGGTTCCAATTGATATCTGCTGCGTAGAGTCTCATCAGTATCTAAATATACATCAGATCCCTTGTATGTTTTTCCATATCTCTTACCAACATATCCACTTAGTTTATCAAGCGATCCAGGCTGTATAAGAGGATCAACTACGCCAGATAAAAACTTTGAGTTTGTATCTGTTTGAAACGTCTTAGGTAAAAAGTTTTCACTTTTTCTAATCGGTAGTTGACTGTTAGGGTAAACTTTATCTGCCATTATGTATTACTCACTACTGAACTTGAACCAGCCTTGATTTCAGCAGCGGTAATGCTTGCCACTATTTCTATATCATCGACTGTGGCGCCACTAACAAAAATTTCATCCGGTTTGCTTTGAATTTCAAACAGGCTTCCAAATGCTTGAGATTGTTGTCTTGGTAAAATAACAAAATTAGTAATATCCGGAGATACAGAGTTTATCACATATGTTGTTAATTCACTTAGATAAAATCTATCTCCAAAGTCCCAATTGTTTATAGCGAAAAATTCGTTTATGGCATTTACAATTCTTACCTTTAGATTATTATCGTTTAATGTTTTATTAGGATTCTTAACAACCTTAAACTGTGCCTGTAGTTTTTCAACGGCCGTGCTACCAAACAAAACTTTATACTTGACAGGATGATAAATTATTTCATCGCTGATTGTTTTAATGGAATTTAGACTGGAACCAAAATCAACTCTTAGACTATCAGTTGTAGGAGCATCTGGTTCTGTTGTTGCACCTGCAAGATAATTTCTATATGAATTATCATATGACTTGGTTAAAATATAAAGATCCACAATGTTTGTAACGCTAGGATCGATTCTTCTATCCTCGCTCGCAGCATGTGTATATTGAAACTTAATATTTTTTCTGCCGATGTTTGCTCTGTATTTGCTTTCTAAAACTAATGTATTGGTCGTTCTATCAACCCTCTTAACTCTGTTTTCTGCAGAATCATAAAAGTAAATTAATTGGCCATCGTCATAATCATTTACATTTACCAAAGATTCTTTTTGTTTTATTAGAATTGTATCTTCAGCATTTTCAATAAGAGTGTAAATTGTAGTTCCGTATTCATCCTTTGTTTCTTCAAAGAATAGATAGTTTAGATCAAGGTCTTCGCCAACAATTCTTTTAAATGAATCTGGATCATCAACAACACCATCACTGTCCGAATCACTAAACGCTAATTTTATTTCCTTGGTGCTTTCATACCCGTCATCAAATAAAATAGTGTCCGAGATTTCAAAATCAAAATCTTTCTTTAGTTCCGAGGATCCATTGCTTTCTGAATTTATTCCTAGAACGCGAACCTTATCCTTAACCAACTCACCTGTTAAATTATTGTATGCTTTTTCGTTTTTATCAAAATAAAATCTATTCTGCTCAATGCTACCAAACACATAATCCAACTTTCTAATTCTTACAACGTATTGATCGTTATCCTTAACAAAGGCCATAACCCACGAAGCATCAAGATTTTCGTTTGTTATGTCTCCTGCCTTACCTAAACTAAATGCTCCTGTTAAATCCAAGTTTTGTGTTTGGATTATTTTCCATTCGCTTGTGGTATTGTCATATCTTAAACCAAAGTTTTGATTGGCAACCAATTGATTAACCATTGCTGATTCTAAAGAAGAATTTAAATCATTAATAAACTTAGGAACAATTTCGGTTGCAATTGCTCCGGTAGGAATATTATCATTAAATGTTATTGGTCCAAGTCCGGAAGATAATGTTCCGCGGCCTGCGTTTGTTCCATCGCCGGATATCTTAACCACTCTGGTCCACAAATAACTTGTTTGTTCTACATCATTTGCATCAATGGTTACTAACAACCCTTTCTTAAATGCATATCCTTCCGGTGCTTCAAATTTAATGTTTGCACCAACTGAAAGATACTTCAAACTGTTTGTGGTATAGGTTCCTACTTTAAGTAAACTGCTATCAGTGGCATTCGTAAAATAACCAGTTCCTATATTGATATCATTTGTTACCGCTTCCCATAAGGTATTTCTCTCACTAAAAAGAATATTAGGAAACTTTGTAAGATAAAAATTATAAACATCAGTGCTATTGAATACCGGTTCAACGCTATTTCTAATAAAGTTTATTATGTCAGTTCTATTTGTAAACTTAAAGTTAAGAGTTTTTTCACCTTCTTCTTTATAGATATAACCGTCGTCTGCAAAAACATTTACAGAACTGTATTTTCCACTTGCATCTATAATATCAAAATTTCTAGAAACTCCACTGGATGTTCTATTAATTGCTTTTACTTTTAGAATATTCTGCGAACTGGATAGTGGTGCTAGATTATAATCCTCACCAGTAACCATTCTATTTTGTGTATAATACTGTGCCGGTGCATTTCTTCTAATTGTATCAACGGACTCAGTAGCCGAAGCAGAAGTAACGCTGTATTGTAATCCCATTCCTATTGTAAGTGTATGAGCAACTCCTGCCTTGTTGGTATAACTTACGTTGATGCTAATACCTTTCATTTCGTTAGGAGCAATTACATAATTTAAACCATTACTGACTCTGTAGTAGGTTCTAAAAGATCCCTGTGGTAAATTTCCATACACACCATCGGCGAAAACTAAATCCACCGTATCGTTTTGTTTTGTTGCGACCGAATAGATGTTTTTAATATTACCTATTAAACTGTTATAGGCAATGTTATTACCTGTTAGCGTTGAAACCTGTGTCCACTGTTCTTGCTGTGCGCCAAGCGAGTTTAATTTAAATAACCAAACGTCATCATTATTAATATTCTGGCTTTCAACTGCTACCGTTTCATTTGTGGTAGGTGTTTGAATTGTAAAGTCAGCAAGTTCTAAACTTCCCTGCTTGAACATTAGATAGAAACCTGTATTGGCACTTCCTGCTCCCTGTCCATCCTGTCTGTAGACAAAACCTAATTGGTTGCCTGGAGTTGGTGCTTCTTCATAAATTTCTTCTGCATCCTTAAATGATGTGCTTACCAGTTCAAAGGACATTGATCTTCCTGCTACTGATTTTGAAAATGTGTATAAAGGAACATCAGTGGTTGTTGTTCTAAATCTGTATTGTTCTGTTGGAATTCCCTGAATGGTTGCAGAACCTTGGCTTCTTCCAAACTCAGTGTTGTCAGACATTGCTGTGTTTAGAATTAATATAAACTGTTCTGCCCAGTTTGAGTTTGAAGGATCATTCCATCTAACTGTTTGCTGTGATAGATCTCTACCATTGCTATCAGTAATGCTTTCAGTTGTTGAAACTGAAGTAAATTTTAATAGGCCCTGTGCAGCAATATTACGCTTTGCATTGTATGAAAGCATTCTTGCAATTCTTAAAACACTTTCCTTCTTTTCTGCTAATTCAATAAAATTTTCTCTGCTGGCTAAATCAATCCTAAATGACAGGCTCTGTCCCAGGAAGGCGACAGCATCTATGAGCGCAAGATATTCAGAACTTTCAATGTAATCGTTAAAATCTTCTGGATAGTTTTCACGCAGATATGTAATGATAACCCTGCGTAAATTTTCAAAATCGTAGGACTTGAAATCCGCATTTTTAAAGGTTTGATATATGCGTTTCCAGTCTTCGTTGAGTATTAAATTAGTCTGTCTATCAGTTGTGCTCATTTGCTAATCCTATTGTAATATTTAGCACTATTCATTAACTGCTTACTTTATAACCGAGTTATTTCTGTCAAAGTCAAAGGTCATTCTTTCATTAACATTGAAAGGAATGTATACTATATCTGCTTGAATTCTCATGCCCTGTTCAGTGCTATCTACCTGGACACTGTTTACCGCAATCCTAGGATCGTAGTTTATTATGGTTTCCACATCCTTGCTTATCATGGTTTTAACTTCTTCAGTAAACTGTTCAAATATCATGTCCCAAATAATCGTTCCAAACTCAGGATTTTCTAACTTTTCACCCTTTCTAATATAGAAATGATTGATAATGTCCTGTTTGACTAGGTCGAGATCATACAGTTTAAATCCTTTCGCTGATTCAGAAGAACTAAATCCTTTGTATGTAAAAGAACTTGTTCCCTTATCTCCGACTGATGCTTTGTTAACAGCAACCTTTGTTTGATTGTATAGTTTGTTGCTCATGTTACTCCTCCGTTCCTATTTCCCTATCTGTAAATGTTGGTGTCTGGAACGCAGGTGAATTGTTTTCGTGTTGCGCCCAAGGCTCGTGCATAGGAATTCTTTTCATTATAGATTTAATAGATCCAGCCTGATATTGTGACATTGCCCAGCCTGCATCTGTATTTGTGTAAATGTTTTGATGAATGGATAGACCCGCAATAGTTTTTGCACTATCCGCAGTCCTAGCATCCGGACCATTCATGTGTATCTGTGAGGCAGTTTCAATGTGCTGCCCTGTGCTTAAAATTTCTGTGTTAGCACCAGCAGTAAGAGAAGTTCTCAACCCTGTCTTGACATCAAGATTAATTGCCTGTTCTATTCTCGTATTTCCTATCACATTAATATCCAAATCGCCAGCGACTAATACATCCTCTGAATTTTTATAACTTCTTGTTTCAATCTTACCATTTGCACCTATCAACAGGTTCATGTTAAAAGCACTTTCAAATTGTATTCTGCCCGCTTCTTGATTACCAGCGGTATTAATTTTAGGAAGAGGATTTCCTTGGTCATCCATTCTATGTGCATTTTCCTTGCTGTCATATTCGGCAGTTGCTTTCATGCTTATGTTTCTTCCTGCTTCAAGATTAATATCTCTATCTGCCTTGATGTTTAGATCAGTTTCGGTATGAATGCTAATGCTATCCGCTGAATAGATATCAATCTTTCCATTACTTGTAAGTTCTAACCAAGCAGAGCCTTTAGAATTTCCTATGTAGATTAAATCTTCAGAATTATGAAGAAGAATCTGATGTCCTGTTCTTGTTCGTAATCTCGTGTATTCATTTACAGGAATAGTCGGACTGCCTTTTTTATTTGTTTTTTCACCAGTTCCAACAATTTCCTTATTCAATACATCCACGTATTCAACAGGACCTTCACCAGCAGGTGTTGTTCTAAGATATCTATCGTCTCCATCATCAATTACAAATTGTGATCCGCCTAGTCTGCTTACTGGAACACCAGACAACGATTGATTATCTGCTGCACCGATATTCATTCTCTTGGATCCGTCTCTCCAGTCCAATGGTCCTGGTGTGCTAATTCCAAAAACGGCATTAGGTGTTGAGCGCCTTGCCGTTGATGTTGACGTTCCTCGAATTGTATCTTCTAACGTTCCTTGCTCCAAGAAATGATCAGCAATTGGATGAACGGGTTTCTTGATTAGTTCCGCATTCTTTTCGTTATCCTGAGAATTAAATCTTTTGTTTATTTCTCCTACGGGCAAAGGCTGTTTTGTATTATATTTTTTCTTATCAGCATCTGTTAAATCTACTTCTGTGGTTGCTCCTATGGCGGGAACCATGTGGTTAGCAAAACTAGGTGGCAAACAAGCAAACCAATACCCCTCTCCTGGATCTCCATCCACAAACACACACATTACAGTTACACCAACGTCCGGTGGAACAAACCACATTCCATATGATTTTTGTGTGTCATTAAAATCTGTATTATTTCTACCCATTGCTTCAAATGGGGTATAACCAAAGAATGGTGATGCATAGTTTACAATATATGATTGTCTATCAGAACCTATGTCATTTCCTTGATCCTTGAGCAGTGTAACTTTTAGTCTACCATTGAATGTAGTATCCATTACACTAACAACCTTGGCGAGATATACACCCGTTCCAAGCGAAATGCCTAAGGATTCTTTTCTAGGAGTTCTTCTTTGTATTGCCATTTAAATCTTATCCTTATGGTCCATCAATATCAATATTAAGACCACTCACACTACCGTCTGTTTCATTTCCTTGTGTTCCCGCAGGAATGGTGTCAGTTGCTGATGAACTTGTTTTTTCCGAAGGATTATCCTTGGGTTTAGATTCACCACCAATTTTAACTTGTGTTGATGTTTGTTTGTTAACCGTTGTTGTTTTGCCGTCAAAGTCTTGAGGCTGTGCTTGCATTCTAACGCACTGCAAGGTCTGTGTAAATTTACCACTTTCAAAATGGCTGATGCACTTATACACTCTGTATACTCCACTAAAAGGACTTTCCTTATCCTTGTAGGAAAATTCTATCAAGCCTCTTTTTGTGTTGATATCCGCAGGCGTTCTAAAACTTATGTAGATATAGATATCGCTACCTTCGTAGTTCATTGTGCCATCTTCTGTCAACTGGCTCGAAGTGTCGGATTCCTTCGCAAAATAATTTGATAAGCCGCTATCAACTAACCAGAACGTATCACCAACAATATCTAAATCTACCTTTACCAAGTCAGCACTGGTAACATTTATAAATGCATTCTGAAAATTTTCTGCTACCTTTTGTTCTACATTTGTTGAACCGGAACCGCCCTTCATCATGGAAAACATTCCAGGATCTTTCTTGATCTTACTCTTACCAAGATTGGCAGTTTGTGCTTTCTTTTCTTCACCTTCCTGCGTTTTTACTTCCTTGGCTGTTTGTTCCTTGACACCCTTGTTATCCATGTTCTGTTCATTTTTAGTTTTTGATTCCGTTGCAGGATTCGCTCCTGAATAGAACAAATAGTCAATTTTAATTTCAAAATTTAGAACGTCAACATTTTGCCCTGTGTAGATATAATCATATCTCTTTACAATTTTTCTTTCTAATTCTGCTAGGCCAGGCGGAACTGCATTTGGATTTCCAAACACACTAGAATGGACCTTGAAAGGAACAACTCTAAAGGTATATTTTTTTGCAAAATCACCAATTAGATCATCGTATTCTAAAAATTCTACCTGAACGTCAATCTTAAACCAGTTTATAAAACCGTCTGCTGTTAGAGATTCTTGCGTTGCTTTTTTGGCATACGTCGAACTAAGAATAACTTGCGTGATGATATCTGTTAATTTTTGACTCTGCATAAAATGGAAGGATCTTGCCTTTTCATCTATCTGCATCACACCGCGCTTAACTCTTCCTGTTTCTTCATCGATAACATCCTTTTCATCCTTGAATGGAAAGTTACCGCCTTCGCCCACATCAAATCCAAAATCTGATTTTGCGATTGCATTATTACCAATGTTCTTGTTTGTTGTGTTTAACTTTTTACCACTACTAACAGAACGTCCAGGAGGTCCACCCGGAGTAACAGTTGCTCCTTGATCCGATTGGGTGTTATCGCTTCCTTCATGAGAAATAAAATCACTGGAAGATTCCGGAAACTGTATTTCGTAAATGTCCTTAATTTTATACTTGCCTTCGTTAACCAGTTGCTGCTCGTTGTCATTCAAAAGTTTTACAAGACTCTTCTGTCCTGTTGCTAGAACATCTCTCACTGTTCCTCTTTCATCAGGATCTAGAGCAGTATCTGTTGATGAATCTGTTGTTGCCTGAATGTTTATGTCAGTCCAGGCAGTATCAACAGTATCTGCATAACCTTGGTGATTGAAAGGATATGCTTCAACCGCATACTTACTTCCGGTCTCATCGACATTGAATGTAACTTTTTTTAATTTAACAACAAAAAATTTGGGTTTAATTGTTTTGATAACCTTACCATCTTCGCCATATCCAACTAGATCTAATTTTAATAGGAAAGGCGAATCGAGATAGTTTACATATCCTGCTTTAATTGCCGCAACCTGTAAGGTCTGCAATAATAATCCCATGCTGTAAGGTTCCATGATATCAAATGTAAATGATATAGCATTCTGGTTTCCAGTTTTAGTATTGGCAGCAACAACTGAAGTCATTTCAAAATTGTCTATGTAGTATTCCGGTGTTCCGAAAGCCGTTGCGGTTCTGTATTGATCTCCTCTACCAGCACTTGAAAAAATTATTCCGCTTTCCAGTGTTGTTGTTTTTTCTCCTTCGAATCCTCCATCGTCATCAACAAATTTTGTTTTAACATCAAACGATTGACCTCCAAAGGATAATCCATTTGCATTCCTATAAGAAAGAGGATTATTAAATTGCTGCGGTGTAAGAACCGCCAGCGTCCATAAAGGAGAATAGGAAGCAAAAGTTTCTAATGGATTCCGTATGATGTTTTCTAGATTTGATCCTGCCACTCCGCTTGTTGATGCGTTGGTATCAGGCTTTATGGTTGACTTACCGTTTACAATTTCATTAACGGCCTTATCGCTTTCACTCTTAGATAGGTCGACTATTCCCTGGGGTATTGCTGTTTCTGCTTTAGTAATTTGATTGGGAGAGCCGTCAGGCTTTTTATTTTGGTATCTATCTAATTGTTCCTGCGTTCCGTATATTCTTACCGTTCCGCCACGCTTCTGCACGTCAATATAAGACTGTGTTCTGTCTATATTTCTGCTTCTCGTATCTAATCGACCGGATGCGGTTTCTACTAGTCTGCGTTCAATGAATTCGGCTTCAGCCACGTTAAACTCCTAAATATCTATTTAAATTAGATTTCTTAGGAATATAAATTTTTGTTCCTGGCTCGAAATCAAAGATTGGATCGCTGATTGTTTCCATGTTTCTTTGAACAAACACCCACCATAGTTTAGGATCACCATAAAGATCATAGGCCAACAAATCTGGTCTGTGCTTATATTGATTTTCTATGGTATAAAGATAATCATCCTTTTCAGCAGGAACTGGTCTGATGTTGAGCAGTTCCATGTATAGATTATTTTGCTTGGTTGTTGCCCACGGTGAAGATTGACTGTATGTTGCCATATTAAATGTATCCTTGTCCTGTTGGTGTCTTTAATGATCCTTTTGCATAATCCTGTAGGCTGAACTGTCTTAGGTTTCTTCTGTTGTATACAGGAGTTAGCATTACGGTTATGCTACTAATGATAGGCACCCATGTTGCACTTCCGGTCAATGAACATTTAACATAGTTCACATCCTCTGGTAAATCAACCGAAAAACTTTTTATAACAACAGGAACATTGTCAAAAACATTTGCGCCGTAACCATTTAATATACATATTACCGGAGGTGCGCCAACATTTGCTCCTTTACCAAAGAACATTTTTGTTGCTGTTCTAAAGAAAGTTGTTGCGGCAATCCAATATTCAGCATCCATTTCTGTTTCAGCGGTAAACTTGCCGGTAATCGATATGTCATCTACCTGGCTGTTTTTGTATGCCTGGAATGGATAGTTATTATGAACTGGATCTATCGAAGAATAATTTGCCTTGGTTGAAAATGTCACCTGTGGTTGATAAGGAAATACCACACCGCCATTTTTAAATCTAGAAAAAAGAGGACTGCCAAAAATGCTCCAATCACAATTTATTCTTACACGCCAATCATTTCCTGTTTGTGGCGATAATTGTATTGGAGATCCGGACTGTTCAAATAATTCACCATCCTTGGGTAAATTTTCTCCTCTCTTGAGACTAAGGAAATCATTAAGTGCACCAGCGGCCTTGGAAATATCTTTAGCGACTGATTTAAAACCGCCTGCTAGGCTTCCACCTGTTAAATCACTCAAGGAAGATGTTATATCGGATCCGGTTAATGCACCGGCTGCGGCTCCTCCTATTGATTTAATTTTATCTCCTATCGCTGTTGCGCCTGCTGCTGCGGCTCCAATATTGCCTGTGTTAGCAGCCAAGGATGTAATTGAGTCAGCACCAACCTGTGAAGAGATCACCGACGATGCCTTGCCCATTGCCGTTCCTGCATCAGCAATAAGACCTTCCGCCGTTGCTTGGTTCAAGCCACTTCCAATAGCACCACCGAACTTTCCAACCGTTTCATCTATCTTTGCTTTTTCCAAAGCGTTTTCAATTTGAGGAACAGATGCTTCGGCGGCCTGTATCGCTTCTGTGGTTGCTGTTGTTATTTTAGCAACTAATGTTGAAAGAGGGTTTATGCTTAACATTTTGGTAAAATTTCCTTATCTTTACTCTATTTATTTCTTTCATTATATGCTATTATAATAAATATTAGGAGAACGTTCACAAATTATGAAAAAAATCAAATATCTTACAAACAAGGACCTATTGGCAGAAATACACCGCAGTAAAAATACATTTTGCTCCTATGTAGACCCTGAATATCATCAATATGATGTAATACTGCCAAGTCTAGAAAAAATCAACATAAGAACCATTGCAGAAGCGAAAAGAAATCGTGCTGCAAGGATCGCAAAACAAAACCACGAAGCAGCCGTAGAAGCGGCTGGTAAAAAGATTCCAGCAAAACAGTTTGAAATTGATTATCGAAAGATGCAGAAAGAAGACTTGGTCTTTCGAATTATGACTTTCGAACACATTCCAGAGGACCTAACACGCAAGAAAACAAAGAAAACTGTTGCTGATAGGCACGTTAAGGTTAACTTTCCACCATTCCAGCATTGGAAGTTTGATGAAAAGGACAATCTTATATGCGTGGGCAAGAGCCATTGGGAAGGTGGAATGGAAAATGGTTTCTTCAATCCCAAGGCGGGCAAGGCAACAGATGATCTTGCAAGAATGTGGATGAAACTGTGTGATCGTTATGCTACCCGTGGCAATGTCCGCGGTTATACCTATAACGATGAAATGAAAGGACAAGCAATACTGCAACTTGCACAAATTGGTTTGCAGTTTGATGAATCAAAATCACAGAATCCATTTGCCTATTACACTGCGGCTGTAACCAATTCATTCGTTCGTATTATTAATATTGAAAAACGCAATCAAAATATTCGTGATGACATATTGGAAATGAATGGAATGAATCCAAGTTGGACTCGGCAGGAACAGGGTCGACAATGGGTTACAATATCCGCGCGGTGAAACGAAAAAAGAAGACTCTTGACAAATATCAAAACATCCATTACAATATAGTAAGGAGTAAAAATGCCGTTATTTAAAAAAGCAGCCTGCTTTACA